CGGAACATAGAACTCACCCCCGCTAGTGAAGACCTGCAGATCCCGGCCACTAATGATGTCAATAATCACATTCAGACTGTTGGTGTCCAGGGTGGCCTCGACAGCATCATCGTCATATGCCTGGTCAGGCATGAAGTCAAAGAATTGGGCAACCTTGCTGCCCCACACCGTGCTTGGCCTGCTCTTGCTGCCACCAAAGTACAGCCTGCCTTCATGGAAGGTGGCCGTTCTGGGCCAGCCTCTGCCGGAAGACCACACATCCTCGTACCCAGACTCCAGTTCCCAGTTGCCATTGGCAATGGCGGTGGTATCAAAAAATGGTATCTCGGTCACCGCACTGACCACTGTGGCACTTGTATACGCCACGATCCTGGCCCTGCCCTGGGGGCTGGCATTGATGTACTGGCCGACAGACCCGGCACTGAATACGCCAGAACTGGCCGTCAGTGTGACCTCGCCAGACTTTGCACTAGGTGTCAGGGTGCCTGCAGGATTGGACAGGGAAATGGTGAATGCATACTTTGGTACGCTGACAAACGATATGTTGCTGACTGTCCAGCTTGCGTCTGTGCCACCGCGCACAATCTTGATCGGGTTGATGTCCTTGTGAGTGATGATCAGGGTATCCGCGCTCTGAGTCCAGCACATGGTGGACAGGATAGAACTGGTTACCGCAGACACCGCCAGGTAAGGGTTTCCACTACCATTGATGTTTGTGATCAGCACCTTGTCCTTGAACACATACATCCGCTGGTTAGTGAAGATCAGCATATAGCTGTCATCAACCGAGAACTCAAATGGGACACACCGGGTACCATTCTGCGGGCTGGCCGCACTGGGCAACTCGTACAGGTATCTCAGGCCGCCCCGGCGCCTTACCCCACCCTGGGGCTGCACCACCACATTGGTAAGTGTCTCAGCCCCATTCTGGTATTGATTTAGATCAACCCTGGCTCGAAGCAAGGGATCCAATTCCCCGCTGCTGAAGTTGGTCTGGAACAGGACAAGCCGGGTCATTAGTACCTCACCGCAACCAGGCTGAAGTCTTCAAAGCTGGGGGTCACATTGCCCTGCCCATCAATGACCATGGCGGTGCGGAAAAACCCGCCCCGGTTGTTCTCGGCCGGCGCACCAACGGCCACGCCCTGCCAATACTGAGTCTTGGTCACCTGGTCTGTGATCGGGTCTGCCAGGTGCCATGCCATCATGTACTTCAGCAATTGGACAAAGTAGCTGGGCATCTCAGCCTCGGTGGGCAGGAACTGGTAGTCAATGACCACAGTCTCCTCATTGGTCAGCAATTTGTCGCCCTGGATTGTCCAGTCGGCAAATGTCCTGGCGCCTACCGCGGTGCTGTTGTAGGCCCGGCGAATCGTACCCAATCGGTCTGATGGGAGTTGGTATTCGTATCTGTACTGATTGACTGGCGTATTGATAGTCTGAGCCAGCGCAATCTTCTTGAATGTAAAACTCCAGGGGTATGCCTGGAGCGTGGCCTTCTTCAGATCTGGGTAGATCCGGTCACAGATGTTGGATGCATCGGTTCCCTCATTGAATGAGGTGATCGACTTGGCGCCCAGCATCAATAGTGCATCTGAGCAAACCTTTAGATCTGTATCACCGCTGGCCATTCGGTATTCTCCATGTAAGAAAGGCCAACCCCTAGTTAACTAAGAGTTGGCCCATTAGCTGACTACTTTTTAATCGCTGTCAGTTGCAGAGAGAGTGGTGCCATCAGCCACATCAACCACAGATCCTGTGTTAGACAGAACCTGGGTCAGGGTGCAAACAGCAGTAGAACCAGTGCTGGTCACACAGTAGATCAGATCGCCAACCTTGAGCGTTGCAGCCAAGGTGTCGAAATAACCCTGCGTATTGACAGTCGCAATGGTGTCAGTGGTTGAGTAAGCATAAATGCTGGGAGCATTTCCAGACTTGGAAGCACCAACAGTTGCCCATCCAGTTGCAGAAAAAGCCATGATGGTTACTCCTTATTCGCGGCAGGTGATAGCAACAACGCCACCGGCATCAATTGCAGTTGCGCCAGCAGAGAACATGGACGACACCAACCAAGAGGTCTTCTCAGGGATGTAGTTGATTTCACTGCGGATGCCCATGCCCTCGGCCATGCCAATAGCATTCTTGTGGTAAGCGTACACAACGCGATCCTGGCCAGATCCGCCACCAGTCAGACCACCCTCGGAGCGGTCACCAATGGTGATGAACTTGAAGCCCAGGAAGGTGTCCAGTTCGCCCTGCACCAGTGCCTTCACGGTATTGAAGTCGCTGGAGGTTACCGAAGTCTCGGACAGCAGGTTGGACAGGTTGGAAGCGTGGATCAGAATGTAGCGGTCTTCCATCGGCACATTGCCTGCATTGAGCAGACGCTGTGCTTCACGCAGCTTGGCCACATTCATGTTGGTGTCAGTGCCACCAATATCGTTGCTCACAGTCAGGCTAGTGCTGGAAGCAGCAAGCGCATCAATAACAAGCTGGTCAGCACGGCGGCCAATGGCTTTAGAAACCACTTGCACCAGTTCTTGACGCTCGTCAAAGTTGACTTTGGCCTGGTTGAAGATGTCGCTGTATTCAGCAGCAATCCAGTCACTAAGGGTGACGGTAGCTTGCGAATAGGTGACATTCAGCGGAGTCACATCGGTTTGCGGGATGCGAACCTGGGCAACGCCAGAACCAATCTTGGGGAACTTATGAGTAGATGCCGTTACACCAGTACGCAACCGGACGGTGTTACGCAAGACCGCATCGGCTTGATAGGCTTGCTTAACCTCGGTATCGAACAGGGTGACAAAGGCATTCGAAATCGAAATAGCCATTTGTTTCTCCTAGAAACAGTTGATAAAAAAAGTATTTCGTCAACGGTTGTCCAGAATACTCTGGGCCTAGACTTGTGCCTTACAGCGCACCCCTGGGCTGATTACAGCCGTCATGGGCCTTGCGGTTGTCCATGCCCCATTATAGGCAAATTCAGGATGTGTCAAGTACTTTTTTTTAGACATAGGTTCCCCAAGGGTGGATAGCTTGGTATCCCGCCCCTCCCGAAGGGACTGATCTATAGTCCCACCCAGAGTACCCATGAGGCAGCTATTCATCCGACATTGGCTTGGTCTACCACCCGTGTACCAATGTCTACCCTAGTCCCTAGCTGACAGGCTAGTCGAGTTCCTGGGGGTGTACCAGTCCCGGTGTTTACTGGGTGCGGCCCATGCAGGCCCATTAGCTGACGCGCCCTGACGGCTGCCGTAGAAACAAAAAAACCACTTACTGCTGTATCTCGGTGGCAACCCGCTGGACTAGACATCCTTTGGGCGAGATACATGAGTAAGTGGTCTATCTTTGTTACTTGCCACAGCAACGCCAACATTATAAACACAAAAAAAAGCCAGGCACAAGTCCTGGCTTAACTAAGGGTTTACCCTTAGATGGAGAATAGCAACTGCCCCCTAACCATACATCTTTTCAAACAACTTCTCTACCTTAGCCCGGTAGGCCGGATTCTTCCGGTATTCTGGGTTTGCCACCATGGCGTCCAGTTCTTCCTTGCTCATAGACCCTTCAGGATCCTGTTTGAGCGTTTCAGTGGGTACCCTGCCCTCATAGGTCTCCCGCAGCTTTTGGAGCGCTTTAATGCCCTTGGCGGTGTCTCCCCACCGAGTGAACTCATTGAACTCATCCTGGCCCCAGATGCCCTTCTGAACCATGCCCCTGCCCCACCTGGCCATGTCAGTGACTATGGCCTTGGCATTGGGGCCAAGTGCTTCCAGTTCCTGTTGGACACTTTGCTTGGCCTCGGCCACGGTATTGACGCCTATCCCGGTCACCTCCTTGGCCAGTTCCTCAAAGGCGGTCTGGCTGATGCCGTACCTCTGCGCCCAGCCCACATAGCTTTTGACTACGGGGTCATCTTCCTTGAGTCCAAGGCTGCCAATGTCGTACTGGCCATTTTCTGGGGGCTTGTGGCCACCGGCTCTGAACTTCTTCTCCAGTTCAATGTAGGACTTGGATATGCCCTCTAGGTCTGGGGCTGCTTCTTCTTTCTTCCAGAATTTCTCTGGCCAGAAGTCAGGGCGCTCAAGCGGGGCATCATCCTGTTCTGTTCCTGCAACATGGTTGATTGATTGCTCTTGGCCCTCGGTTGTCTGCTCGGCAGGCGCTTCCTCATCGGCAGCAGTAGCCAGCAGGCCTGGGTTGTCATTTGCATCACTCATCTTTGTTTAGCCTTTCTGATACGGTTTTCAATATCGCGGACAACACTGTTCTGTCCCTCTCGGAACATTCCCATTGAACTGTCCGCGCCTGGTTGCCAGCACGGTTGCTCCAGATAAAACTGTCGCAGCCACGCCAACACTTTTTGACCCTCATCTGTGCCAAATGTCTTGGCCATCTGAAGGTTCAAATCGACTCCCTCTTGCCCAGGCTCAAAGGTAAAGGGGTCTTGTTCTAGGTCTTCCCATCCGCTCATGCCATGGCCCCTGCAGGCGCGGCTTCAGGCGCCGGCAATGCCTGCTGCTGTTGCTGTGCCATGGCCGCTGCTTGCGCCATTTGCTGCATCAGACCGCGGCGCTCCTCTCCGGTGGTACGCACCTGGATCGGCACACCCAGCTTGTCGGCAATGTAGTCGATGGCGGTGCCTGCCTTGATGGCCATTTGGCCCTCTGGCCCCATGCCTGCAGCAATCTGCATGAACTGCAGAATGTTGTTGATCTCGTCCATGTTCTGAGCCATGGCCAGCGGTGACACCGGGCTGACCTTGACCTCCAGCCCATTGACCTGGATTGGCAGCACAATCATGCCGTCCTGATCCATGACCTCCAGAATCTTGGTGACCAGGGGAATCATGGTTTCGTTGATGAGTCGTCCAAAGGCTGATCCCAGGTTCTGGGCCAGTTCCTTCATCCGCTCCACCACCTCGGTAGCAGACCTGGCAGACATATTGTCTGGGGGCAGACTCTCGTCCAGCAGGGTGCGCTTGATGGATGCCACCAGATCGTTGATCACAATCTGACTGACATTGAAGTCGCCAGCACGGGGCAGTGGCTTGAGTGCCTCGCCCTGGGGGCCGCCGTTCCTGGCCACCGGGATGATGGCGCCGGGAGTGATTTTCACATTGGCTGGGTTCAGCACACCGTCATCGGCCGCGGTGTACACGCCAGTGATGGCCAGGGACGCATTCTTGAGCAGCAGTTCCTTGACCTTGTTCAGCGTCTTGATGTCCGGCAGTGCGGTCAGCACCGGGCCGCGGCCATAGATCTCGCCGGCCACCTTCATGTACCTGCTGACCACCCATGGGCTGGACTTCAGCTTGCGGTAAACAATCTCTGACTTGGACTTCTCGTGAATAACATAGTAGCCATAGTCGCCCCGATCCAGGTTCAGCACCGTTGCCTCGATCAGATCCACCTCCTCGGTGGGCTTGTCGGAGATCAGTTTCTGCAGGTCTGGCGGGATGTTGGCATCCTTCCACTGCATCTGGATTGACTCGCCCTTGAGCCGCATCTTGCGGTACACATTGTCCACCTGGCCATTGGCGCCTTCCTCGAAGCTGACCAGGTACTGTGGCACCGGAATGAAGTTGATGGGGTTGACCGCATCACCCTTCTGCACCAGCATGACGGCCGTGCCTACAGACAGATCCAGCAGGAACTCACCCATGGCAATGTCAAAGTTGGACTGCTTTAGCAGCGCAAACATCTTGTCTGCGTACATATCCAGCATCATCTGAACCTGGCTACGCCGATCCATGGGGATGTCTGAGCCTGGTTCGAGGCGGCACCACTTGCGCTGGGGCGGGAATATGCCAGACTGCAGACGGTTGGCAAACCTCTGAGTGCTGTTGATGGCCGTTGAGTCAAAGACCCTGGTCATCTTGCGCTTGCCGCCCACCTTGCCTTCGTACTCGCCACCGTACAGATTGCGCTGGGGCAGGGCAAATTCCATCGCATCCTCATACAGGCTGCGGAAATCGTCCTTCTTGGTCTGCGCTATCTTGTGACGCTGCAGTATTTGCTCAACCGTCATCTTTGCCATATCAGTCCCTTTTCTTGCTTGCTTGGTATCTCTTCAAAATGGCCCTGCCCTTGGCCGCCAATCTAGCGGCAGCATCTGCGGTTTTGGGAACCGGCTCACCCCAAGCATGGGCAGACAGTGCCAGCCTAGTGGGCTTGCCATCTTTGACCAATGGGCCGCTGGGATTTGTGAAAAATCTAGTAAGAAAAGATCCTTTGCGCCTGGCATCCTGGCCCTTTGGATTAGATGCCTTCACGCCTGGTTGCAGATTCTTGCTTTCACCAGATCGCTCGAACTTGCGTCTGCCAGCCTCTGTCAGGCCGCCTTCAGGATCTTTGTACTTGCTCATTCCTCGTCATCCTCCTGCTCGTCTTTTATCGGGCCGCCCACTAGCCAGGCATCGCAGGTTCTGGTGCCAGCGCACTTGAAATGGAACAACTCGCAAAACCCAAGCTGGGCGGCCTCGATGACATCCTCGTCATATCCAGACTCCTCCGCTGGATTCTTGGCCTCAATGCCTGCCTTGATGCATTCCAGCATTTGCTCGGTCTGGATAAATGCAGCGCAGTTACCGCACCTCATGCCCATGGCCTCATCCAGCAAGGTGTTCCAGATCACACTCTTGCGAAGCCAGAATGTCTCGTTGTTTTTGTTGTCATTTGGATTGGCTGGGCCATACCCAACATTGGCAAATGCCCAGTCTCTGTTCTTTAGATTGGTCTTGATGTCTCTTGTGGCCAATGGACACTGGTACTCTTCCTCGGCCTCGACTTCTTCAATCATATTTGTTGCCATTATTCGTACCACTCCAGTTCAATCAATGCGGTATGTGCCGCGCCATTGACATTGGTTAGTCTGAATAAATAATTAGTCAATGGCTTTAGAACATATTCCAGACTTCCAGACGAACCACCAGACGACTTTTTTCCAGTGCCACCAGTAATAAACTGATGGTTGATTTGTGTGCCAAGACTTGTCACTGTTGGATTTAGCACCATGGCCACATTGCTGGTTGACGCAATGTTTCTGTTTCTGCGCACTGGTGTGAATGATGTGCCACCAGTGCTGACCGTATTCTCATAAATAAAGAAGTCAGCATCACCGCTAGACTCCATTGCAATGGTTAGGTGTGGCGTAACACCAGGCGCGGCTGCCAGCACAATGTCTGCGCTGGCGCCTGATGCAAGTTTTGCAGAATTTGGATAAATGTTCCAAGCAATAAATGCCCGGCCCTCATGCAGTCGCTGATGGTTTACAGCAACAATGATGACGGGCGCGTCAGACCCATTCAGAAGTTGGTTGCCGTCCTTATCTTTCTGGGTTAGGGCGACAAGTTGTGTCTTCTGATTCTCTGACTCTCTTTGAACATAGATGATGGCCATTATTTCTTCTTGACTGCCTGCCTGGCCTCACTCATTCCGATTGCAATTGCTTGCTCACGGGACTTGACCTTCTGTCCACTAGATGACTTGAGTTTGCCGGCGGCATACTCCTTCATCACCTTGTGAACCTTGGCCTGCATCTTGTCTTTTGTGTCGGCCATTACGCGCCACCACCAAGTTTGGTGCTATTGCCAAGTCCCAACTCGGAGTCGGTGCGCTCTGCAGACAACAGTGACCGCAGACCACCGCCGCGGCGAGCCTTCATGCCAGCCTGGGTTTTCTTTGCAAAATCTGTCTCTTGTTTGGCAAGCTGAGTTTCTTGTTGCTCAATCTGCTTTCTTTGCATTTCAATCTGCTTCTCTGCTGCAGCAGAACCGCCACCGCCACCACCACCAAATAGTCCACCCATGTTCAACTCCTTTAAAAAAATCAATCTTTAGGAATAGCAAAGTACCTGTTGCCAAATTTTTTAATGACTGAACCCCGTTCTTTTTCAGCAGCAACTGCTTTTTCCCAGGTTTCGTGCTTGCGCCCTTTTAAAATTAAATAACTATCGTCTGGCAAATTGTATTTTTTTTTGTCTTCATCGCTGGCCATGGTTACAGATCCCCAGTGACCAGCATTTTCTCCGGTTCCATCTGGCCCCATACCAGACTTCTTGGCGGCGGCATAGTCGTATCCGCTTCCTTCTGGATCAAATTTCTGATCCTTGTTTATGCCACCGACTACACCACTCATATCAACTCCTGGCCATCATGTAAAAATCTGCCATGTCAGGGCCATACTTTTTCATCAGGCCTTCTATCTCAAACCCAATTGCCTGGCCCCACCTGACAGCGCGAGTGTCCCTGCATCTTACAGTTATTTGAATTCGATGTAAATTGTTGGATATCACTCTGAAATCACGATAACCAATTGCTGCCTTGGTCATGATTACCGGGAATTTCCTGGCCCTCTCCTCCATAAAGCACCACATCTCCTCCACGCCTGTCCAGATCTTGACCGATCCGAAGCAGGCAACGGGTTTGCCGTGCAATATCGCGGTGATAGCATGGCCAGACCTGGCCTGAATCTCCAGCATCTTGCCAATATCGAGTGCTTTACTGATGGCCTGGTAGTTTTGTGCCTTGATGTCCATGACTGCTACATGACCTGGGTTGAATGGCACCCAGGTGACACCCGGCATGGTGGGCAATTCAGGCAAAGACATCGAATTCGTCAGTCACAATGGTGGTTGCCAGGAAAGTCTGGCTGGAAGTGCGGTTGGTGCCGCGGGTTAGCTGTCGATATTCGCCGCCGCCAGTGAGCAAATAGCCAAATGCATCGCCCACATGGGAGTGTTCGTTCTTGCTGGGCGCATCTTTGAACCGTTCCTGACCGGCACCCACCGCAATCCGCTTGAAATGGTAGCCACCAGACAGGGATTTGCGTAGCAACTTGCACTGCTTGTGTACCAGTAGGCCTGGTTTGCCCATGACCATGCGGTTCATGGGGGCTGCAGCCGCCTCGCGCCTGGCCTTGAAGTCATTGGTGGCCGTTGGCTCGGCCTTCAGGCCCAGGCTTTTCAGGTACTCGAAGGCCGTAGTCTCATAAATGGCGTCCCGCTGCAGGCCTGCAGGGTCACCCCAAATCCGGCATTCGTACTTTGGAAACCTGACCTGCAGTTCACTGAGCAATTGCTGTCCAAAACGCTCCAGCCCCATGTCAAAGGTGACGATCTCATGCAGCACACGCCACTGGCCGGAGGGATGCCGCTGGCCAAAGACGGCTGCAGGTGTCAATCCGAAGTCCAGACCAACCTGAATCGGCAAGGTAGGGTCTGCTTCCAGTTCGGCAGACATGATGCCATCGTCATACTCTGGCCAGACAGGCCTGCCCTCCTGCACATAGGTGTACAGCCCACCGGCATAGCACCGAATCCAATCCAGATTCTTGCCTAGCAACATCTGCTGGTAATAGCCTGTGGGCAGATTGTTGATATTCTCGGCATTGGGATTGATCTTCCACCACTTGCCGGACGCAAACACATGGTCTTGTGCCTCTGGATTTTCCGGCAAATCATCAGACGCCACCTCCAGAATACCCGCCGGTTGCTTCCAGAACTTCCAGGCATACGGGCCAGACATCTTCTCCTTCTCGGCCATGTTATGCCACCAATGGTCATCGTCCATCGGGTTGGTGTCCATCCAGATCCCGTGCCAAGTGGCCCCGCCATCCCTCTTTGTGGGGTATCGGCCAACCCGGTGAGTCAGCCCATCAATCACTGCCTTGGGCAATTCCCTGGCCTCATTCACCCAGGCGCCGGTCAGTTCCAGCGAAAGCAGTTTCCTGACATCCTTGGGCTGATCAAGGGCCAGGAAAATGACCTCGCAGTCAATGCCAGCAGCACCGTCCCTGGCCGGCAGCCGGATGTGGTGGGTAATTGGTGGCGTCCAAAGCATGGGGCCAAAGGTGGCCTCCGGGAACAGATCCAGCCAGGTCTTGATGGTGGTGGTCTTCAGCATTGGATAGCTGTTTCTAACCACCGCCCACCGGGTATAGCGGATATTGTCGTGAGGACTGGGTTTCTGCTGGATAGCTTTCTTGAATATCTTGGCAGCACAGCCATAAGACTTGCCAGACCCCACCGGCCCCATAATGCCCTGCACAAATGCATTGCTTTGGAAGAAGTCATATATCACCGGAGACTTGCTGAAATCAAATCTCAGACCACCGGCATTGACTTCTTTGGTGCTTCTTTCTTTGGTTTTCATACTATTCCCTTGAGTCTGGCGCCACCACATTGACATCGATCACACTGGGCTTGTCATTGTCATCTGGATTGTCCAGCAAGCCACTGGCCTTGGCCGCCAGCCGCAAGACACCCACCTTGTCAAACAACTCAATTTCCAGCGAAGTATTCCCATCGCGGTCAGTCCTGACTTTGATATTCTTAATGCTTTGCAATGCGTGTTCAGGTATCTGATGACTGGGTTTTATCTTGACCTTGCCATCCTCATCCCAGGACATAATGTCTGTCAGCTTGGTATTCATCATGGCCAATATCTGATACGCAATGGCCTCCTTATTCCCAAGCATGGTGCCAGACCTCTCCATCCGGCGCTGGATAGATCTGATACCACCCCAGTTTTTCAGACTGGGTATTTGCTCACCAATGCGAGATTTAGTCATTGCTTGTCAGGATAGAACGCCGGAACTTCCGTTCTTTCCCCATTTTCATCAAAAAGGATAAACATAATATGAAGTGCATCTTCAATATCCTCTTTATCAACCCATGTTTTCTGGGTCAGGTGCTGATGCCAACGGTCATAAACCTCAATCGGTTTTAACCCTTTATCCCAAAACTGCCTTCCAGCCTTTATGTGATATTGGCCATTTTTGCATTCCAACCCATAGGTTGTAATTGCCCATTGTTTTCCCATCCAAAGTACCGGATGAAGTGCTTCACCTTCTAGCGGAGCAAGTTCGAAATTCATAACATCTCCTCAGAATGGAATGTCACTGTCTTGCTGCGGCTGATATCCATTAGCCTTGGCCTGATTATGATTATTGATAACCGGCTGAGCAGCAGGCGCATTCTGAACCTTATTGCCAACCTTTACAGCCACCCAGGTATCACCATTGGCAGTCTTCTTTGGAGTCACATCCAGCCAATGCACTGAGCCATCCGGCAGCATCACCTTGCCTTTGTAGGCAGGATGCCAGTCCTCAGTCTTCTTGTCGTTCTTGAAGGCAGATCCCTGCCCAGGTTTCATTTCGTATGCCATCTCAGCTTCCTTTCAAAGTTAATGAACACTAACACAATCACCGAAAAAGTAGGGAAAAGTTTTGGAAAAGCGGGGAAAAGTTTTGGGGGGTACCCCCATCGCTAGGGTGAGGGGTGGGGGGGCAAGGGGTCGTTTCCTGTACGCGCATACAGTATGGCCATGCCCTGCCCACCCCCGCCAGCCAGGCAGCATGACCACCCCCACCCCCTGGCTGCCGGTCTGTACAAAATCCATATGTTGGTCTGGGTATCGGTTGGTCTTGATTTAAACGGCCTACAAGGCGCTGGAAGACCATCTGGCTACCCTGGTACCAACCAGGTGCAGATCTCGCCTCCTGGCTCGATCTAGGCGCCTTCCTGAGCCTGTTCATCTTTGGGTGTCCCGGTGCAGTTGCAGGATCTCGGCCGGCAGTCTGTCAGGGTTCGGGGTCAGGCCTTCGATCCGGTAGGCTTCGATGATGCACTCCAAATGCTCTTCAAATTGTTGTCGACTTATGTAAAGTTCTTTTACAACCTGGTTGTACATAACAACCTTATCTATACCTTGTTCTTCTCGTTCGGCACAACCTCTGGAGGTTGTAGAAATTGCATCAAAAGGTTGTGCCTGGAGATCAATTGGTTGTACAACCTCTGGAGGTTGTGTGTGTGATGGGTTATCCACAGTATTAGATACAACCTCTGAAGGTTGTGTCTTAGACCGCCTTGACTTGACCTTGGCGATGTCTTCCTTCATCTTTTGTACCGTCCTTGACTGTCCTTTTGCTGGCATGGTTGGTTCCTTTCTGGGGGGTTGGTTGAGTGCTTTGGCCACCAGGTCAGCGATCCTTCGCTGGCCTGCTGGGTCTGGTGCTGAGGCCTGTTCCTCCTTCATCCAGGGCGGTCTGGTGTCCTCGATGGTGCTGACCAGGCTGATGGCATCCTCGCCTGAGATGTTGGGGTCAAAGATCACCCGCCAGGTGGTTGTGCGCTCGCCTGGCCTGGGCTTACGCATGACCTCCAGGTAGCCCGCCTTGACCAGCTTGATCAGGTGCTTGCTGATGCCTTGCTGGCTGATACCCAGCTTGGATGCCAATGTGTTCTGGCTCACCCAGGTGATTCCTGAGCGGTTCATGTAGCTGCAGATCAGCACAAAGGTACGCATCATGCCAAGCGTGATCTGCTTGTCAATGCAGGCGCGTATTGGCACCACGCAGAGTCTGCGCTGGTCTGGTGGCGATTCGTGCAGCTTGATCCGGGGTTTCTTGGGGATCTTCAGCGGCACCACATTGTCAAGCGTCACGGTCATGCCTGATCATCCTCATGTACCGTCTGACAACCTCTTCGCAGCCCTTGGCATACCGCTTGTCCACCGTGGCCAGCCTGGCGTCCACGAATGCCTTGTCCTTGGTCAGTTCCCAGTGAGTCAGCAGTTCCCGTGCCTCTGCCTTGAGCAGCACAGGCATATCGGGGCTGGGCCGGTTTGAGGGCGGCCTGTAGGGGCGCAGTGGCTTCATTTACGCTTGCTGTAGCACTGGCCGCAGATCCAGGTTCTGGCGCCCAGCCAGAAGACTATTCTGCAGCCCAGCCTGTTCTTGGTTCGGCCGCACATCGGGCAGAGGATTGTGGTCATGCTCTGTTCTCCAGCCCAAGCATCATGGCTCGCATCCTGTCTAGCAGTTCCTTCAGATCCTTGACATGGCCGCGCTCAATGTGCAACTGCTCCATCAAGGCGTCCAGTTCCTCCTGCAGCCGGTGCAGCTTGCTACTGCTGTGCAGGGTGGCCAGTTGGTAGCCGTCTCTGAACTCATCGCTCATATGCTCAAGATCCATCTTGCTCCTCCAGCGCCCAGTACAGCAGGGCGATTGCATCTGCCTCATTGTCATTGGTCACCGGGTGGCCGCGGTCACGCATGGCCTGCACCATCTCCGGCTTGCCTGCATTGCCCTTGCCTGTCGCGTGCTTCTTGATCGAGCCAACAGGCACTCCCTGGTAGGCAATGTTTCGGGCCTCGCACCAGGCAGTCAGTGTGGCCATCAGGCCGCCGTACACATGAGCCGCATCAGTGCTGCTGTGCCGGCGCACCTCCTCGAAATAGATCTCGTTGATCTCGCCTACGGTGGCACTGATCTCGCCCAGCCACTTCTTGAAGCGCAGGTAGCGCATCCCGCCACCCTCGTAGCGGTTAGGCTTAAATGATGCCCAACCGTGCACTACAGGCCCGTTTAGAGGCCTTGCTGCCCATCCTGTCGTGGTGCCAAGGTCCAGGGCAAGGATCGCCGCGGTCACAGTAGGCCTTCCCTACGCATGGCATCCACAAAGATCTCAATGTCCAGCTTGGCAGCCCAGTTACTCTGCAGCAGGTCGCCAGTGACTGTCAACGCCCAGGAGATCACTTCGGTTGGCACTGCCAGTCCTGCCCTGGCCATATCCAGCAGTGTGTTTGCTTCCTGGGGGTTCATTGCTGCGCTCCTACCAAGCTGTTCAGCCTGGCGCTCAAATCAGCGTACTGGCGGGTGAGTGTCTCCTGCAGGATGACATCCACCATCATGCTGCGGCTGCGGGTCTGCGCCTTGCAGGCACGGTCAAGCATTTCGAGGGTGTCCTGTCGCAGTCGGATGAAGATTGCTTTCTTGGGCGGTGTTTTCATGGCTGTGTGTGTGGGTGATTGCGAGTGGCAAGCATTCTAGGCAAATGATTCTGGGAAAGTAAAGCCCTCACAGTTTAGTCGGGAATGTGTTGACAGGTCAAAACCATGTTGTGCTACAATCCTTCCAACGATAGCACGGTGCTATCGTACAACCACCGAGAAACAGGAGTTGATCATGTACCTTATCACTGACTCATACGGCACTCGCCAACGCGCATGGACACGCGCCAATGCCTTAGACTGGCTGCGCTACTGCAGCCCCGAGGCTGAAGTCCGCAACATCTGGGGCCGCCTGGTCGCCACTCGCAAACAGGGGGTGTGATCATGACCACCAAACTGATTCAAACAAAGACAAACAAACGCGGCATTCAATACGCGCTTGGCACAGACGGCAACACTTTCAGCGTATGGAAACTGTGCGAGAACTACGCATCCCACCGCAAGGGTGGTATGTCCTACACCTGGCGCTATGTCCAAAAAGACATGGTTCAAGACGCCGCAAAAGCGCTTTTTAACCGTCGCGGAGCCTGATCATGACCAAGTTTGTTGCCTACTACCGCGTCAGCACAGACCGCCAGGGCCAGTCAGGCCTTGGCCTTGAGGCCCAGCGTGATGCCGTGGCCCATCACATTGGCCAGGCTGAGTTGGTGGCCGAGTACACAGAGGTGGAGTCTGGCCGCAAGAATGACCGGGTGCAGCTTGCTGCAGCACTGGCCAAGGCCAAGTCCACCAAGTCCACCCTGGTGATTGCCAAGCTGGATCGGCTGGCCCGCAATGTCCACTTCATCACCGGCCTGCTGGAGTCTGGCGTCAACTTTGTCTGCGCCGATATGCCAGAGGCAGACCGCACCTTCCTGCAGATGGCCGCAGTGTTTGCTGAGTGGGAGGCCCGCAAGATCTCTGACCGCACCAAGGCCGCCCTGGCTGCAGCCAAGGCCCGTGGCCAGGTCTTGGGCAGCCCGAAGCTGGCCGAGGCAGGCGCACTGGGCATCCAGTCCATCAAGGCCAGGGCCGCGGCCTATGCCGAGCGCGTTGGCCCGGTGGTGCGCGACATCATTGAGAAGTCTGGCGCCAAGACCATGCGCGACATCGCCCAGGTGCTGACTGCCCGTTGCGTTGAGACACCCCGCGGTGGCCAGGTATGGCACCCTAGCCAGGTGTCCAATCTGCTTGCCCGTATTTAACCAGGAGAACTAGCATGAAAAAACAAGTCCCATACAACACAGGAAAAGTCGAGATCGGCAAGGAATACATACCGCCGCAGCGTATTGAGATGAGCGACTCCATGCTGCTGCTGCAGCGGGCCTTACTGGAGGACAAGACTAAGCGCCGTGCCGAGGCCGCGGCTGACTTTGCCTTGTACATTGTGGCCTGCATTGCAGTCATCGTGATGGTGCTGACATGGAGATGACCGGCCAGCACATTCGGGACACGCAACTGTCCCTGTTCGAGGCCAGAGATGCAGTCTTTCTGGCCAGGTGCAGGGCCATTGCCGCCGACATCTGCCGGCAGCAGGGATCGGTTAGCATCAATGAGGTTCGCCAGCGGGTTGAGATACCTGCAGGTATGCATCCCTCAGTGCTGGGCGCCGTCTTCAAGTCAAAAAAATTCAAGGCCATCGGATTCACCGAGGCCACCCATCCCCAGGCCCACGCCCGTGTGGTCAGGGTTTATCAACTGACCGGAGAAGGAGAAACCAATGGTCAATAAAGTAACGCCGGACACCATGCTGTCGGCATCCCGTCTGCCCAGTGTCATGGGCATCAGCAAGTACCGCACACCCAATGATGAGTTGGAGTTGAGCATCGCCGCGGAGAAGGGCATTGAGTCCGACTTTGAGGGCAATGAGGCCATGGGCTGGGGCAATCAGTTAGAACCGCTGATCTTGCGCGAGGCCGCCGCCAGGCTCGAACTGGCAGACCTGGTGACCGAGCATCCAGATGCCCGGTTCCACGCCACCCTGCCCATTTGCTGCAGCCTGGATGGCACCGGCAATGGGCTGGGGCGGGTCTACACCACAGACCCGGAGAAGGGCATCTATGTGATCGGCCAGGACAGCATCACGCTGGAAGGCGTGGGCGCCATCGAGGCCAAGCTGACAGGCATGGATGTGGAGGATGTGCCGCCTCTGTGGCGCGGCCCAATCCAACTGCAGGCACAGATGGACATCATCGGTGCCAAGTGGGGTGCC